CACAGCCTTTGGTGTTTCTTATAGATCGATGGCTCCTTTGATGATGCCGGTAGCAATAGCTTCTGATTTTATAAACCACGAAATAGATAAAGACCAAGAAATAATAGATAAAGACAAAAATTTTCTTACTTTTCTACCGTCAATAGCGAAAATGATTGCAGAGGAATTACCTTTCAACTCTGGCTTGAAACAGTTATTTGATTTATTTCCAGACGGATCAGAAGCAGGGGAACAAAAAGCTATTAGAGCTTGGTCGAGATTAATGGGAAGTTATGGAGGTATAGTGACTCCGGCAGATTTAGATAAAATCGTTAAATACTTATCGACTGAAGGTAATAAGCCTGACTTTAGAGGAGAAAGTTTTAAAGACCTTTTGTTATATGATGCGTTTGGTTTTGCACCGGTAAACTTTGATAGAGACATTCTTGGGAGAAAGCGGAAACTTCAACAGACATATATTCAACAACTATTTCGGTTTGTGCCAGACTTTAAAACAGAAGTTACAGCTATAGATAATGTAATATCTTTAGATGTTAATAATATACTTGGATCAGAAACACGGAAAAGTTTCCGTAATATAAAAATGTCAGAATTTAGAAGTAAGGATACAAAATTAGACCTGCACAATGAATTTTGTAACCGCTTAGAAAAAATTAAGATAAATAGAAAGAAACTAGAAACAGCGGTAAACAGATTAATTAAAAGTAGGCGATGGAAGAAAGAATTTAATAACGGAGCTATCTCTATCGATGATAAAGGTAACGAGACAAATCTAGCTTTGGAGGAACTCAATAGCCTTATTGATGAATATTACGACAAAGCGCAAGACGAAATAATTAAAGAAAGTAGAAAATTCAAAAAGTCTTTTATAAACAAAGATGATGAAACATTACTAGATGCTCTTGAGAAAAGCGAGAGAGCCGGAGAGGTAACCAGAAAAGTTAAACCATTTAACGAAAGACTAGGAATTAAAATAAATTAAAATCAAACAACAACAACAATCATGGCAAATTCATATATCGAGTATTCGACATCGGGAACAGGAGCAAATCAACTTGGGCAAACAACATTTAGTTATAGCGGAATTGATGTGTTAAACGGGAACGATGTAAAAGCATTTGGAGAACTTAGTAACGGAACTAAAACAACACTTACGATTTCCTCGCGAGACACAACAGCTAAAACAATAACACTTAGTGCAGCCCCCTCTACTGCATCTTATGTAAAAACCCGAGTGTATCGTTCAACCACTTCAGATGCACTCGTAGACTTTGTAGATGGCGCAAGGCTGACCGAGAGTGATCTCGACACTGCGTACAAGCAAGGACTGTTTGTTGCTCAAGAAGTGTCCGAGGATGCAGGAGGAGTTGGTACTCAATTAACAAACCTTAATAATTTAACTCTAGCAGGAACTACGAATGTAACTAATTTAACTGCTACTGGAACTGTAAGTATACCAACTTCTAATTTTGCTAAACTGTTTGTAACTAATAGCGCACCTCAGACTTTAACAGCTAATACACTTACAGACGTTGTTCTAAACGATGAGGAAAGAGATAATACAAACTCATTTACAAACAATACCTTCACACCCCCTGCCAATGGTTATTATTGTATTCAAGGGCAAGTGGAGGTGAATTGTACCGATCCTAATGACCTTTCGCACGTTGAAATACAGATAGATAAAAGCGGGAGTACTATGGACGGCACAATCCAAAGTATCTCTGAAACACACGCTTCAGGAGGATCAAATACTAACATGACTAAAGCCTCAGTAAGTACCTTTGCTGTTGATTTCTTAACAACAAACCAACCTATTAAACTGAAAGTAAAAGCTAATTCTGGCGCAGGAACTCTACAAATAATTGCCCAACGTGCAGCTTTAGGAATCTTTCAACTAGCATAATCCCCACATACATGAACAATCAATTCACAACACCGACCGTAGGTGTTTTAGGTCTACTCGCAAACATAACCCTTGGGGACGTTAACGAGCTTCTTGCAGTTCTTGTAGGTCTGGCAACACTTGTTTACATGAGCTTAAAGATAATTAAGGAAATACGTAAAAAGGATAAATAACTATTTTATTATGAGCAATAAAGAAAAACTAGAAGATAAGTTCTACCTGTTACAAGATATGTTAACAGATGAATTTATCGAACGAATAAAATCGGGAGAAGCCGAGCCGTCTCTTTTAAACGCAGCTAGGCAATACCTAAAAGATAATAACATTCACGCCTCTCTTAAACAGGACGATAAATTACAAGACCTTGTTAGTATCCTTCCCTTTAAAGACGAGGAAGACGAAACACCAGTTGCAGAGGCTATACAGTAATAATAATAATAATTATACATTATACGTAAAATGCCTTCTAAACAGACTGTTCCCGAAGAACTTAAAGACTTTAGGAATTTCTTATACCTCGTCTGGAAGCATCTCAATCTACCCGACCCCACACCAATACAATATGAGATTGCCGAGTGGATGCAGAACGGCCCAAGAAGAGCAGTCATTCAAGGATTCCGAGGAGTTGGTAAGTCTTGGATTTGTTCCGCTTATGTGGTTCACCAATTACTTATAGACCCCTCAAAGAATATACTAGTCTGCTCTGCTAGTAAAACCCGAGCGGATGACTTTAGTACCTTCACACTTCGGTTAATTCACGAGATGCCTATCTTGGCTCACTTGATACCTACCGATAAACAAAGGTTTTCTAAGATATCTTTTGATGTCGGCCCTGCCCCCGCAGCACACGCCCCGAGCGTCAAGTCGCTAGGCATCACCTCCCAGTTGACGGGAAGCAGGGCTGATATCATTGTTGCGGATGATGTGGAGGTTCCCAATAACTCCGCTACGCAAGGGATGAGAGACAAACTTGCCGAGCAGGTTAAGGAATTTGAATCAATTCTAAAACCCGATAAGGAAAGCAAAATTGTTTTTCTAGGCACACCCCAATGCGAGGATTCACTGTATAACAAACTAATCGAACGTGATTATACAGCTTGCGTATGGCCGTGCAAATACATAACACCGAAAAAGAACGAAAAGACGTACTATGGAAGTGTTAGTCCTCTTTGCGTAGCGGAAGATAAAAAAGGGAAATCTACCGAGCCTACAAGGTTCAGTGAGATAGACCTAGCAGAACGAGAGATCAGTTATGGTAAAGCAGGGTTCGCCATGCAGTTCATGTTGGACTCTAGGTTGTCCGATGTTGATAGGTTCCCTCTTAAACTTAATGACCTCGTAGTCATGGACATAGATAACGAGGTAGCTCCCGAGAAGGTTGTGTGGGCACAGAGTCCCGAACTTGTTTGGAGTGGTGATGTTCCCAACGTAGGATTCACGGGAGATCGCTTTTACCGCCCGATGAAACAGGTAGGTGACATGGTGGAGTTCTCAGGATCGGTAATGTCTATTGACCCCTCGGGAAGAGGACGAGATGAAACCTCTTGGGCAGTAGTAAAGATGCTTAATGGTTTCCTTTACGTACCCGATGCAGGAGGAATGCAGGGAGGTTATGGTGATGAAGTTTTAAAAAAGTTAGCCCTCAAAGCAAAAGCCCATAAAGTTAACTACATCATTGTCGAAAGTAACTTTGGTGACGGGATGTTCTCGGAACTCTTCAAGCCCTTTCTTAATAAGGTACACCCGTGCTCTGTCGAGGAAGTTCGGCACAGCATACAAAAGGAGAAGAGAATTATAGACACCCTCGAACCCGTAATGAGTCAACACAAACTCGTTATATCACCCGATGTTATTCGGGAAGATTTTAATTCAGCCCAGAACTACCCGCTAGAATCCCAACTGCGCTATCAGCTTATCTATCAACTCTCGAGACTTACTCGGGATAGAGGAGCGATAACCCACGATGACAGGTTGGATGCCCTAGCAATCGCAGTAGCTTACTGGACGGAACAGATGGCACAGGACGCAGAGAAAAAGATAAAGAACCGTAAGGAAGAACAGCTAGATGAAGAACTAAGAAAACTAGCAGATACCTATTATGGCAATAAGAACCACCACAGGAATAGCCCTAATTGGCTCTAGAATCCTTTAGGATTGCTCGGGAGATTGCTCGGGTGACCTCATATCAATTTAAACATTTAAACACTTTCTAAGGACATATATGAAGCAAATAAAAGAGGGGCTGTTTGAAGCCCAAGAATCCATCAGTAAAGCCATAGAAGCTCTTACAGAACTCGAGAAGTTAAGTGAGCAACCTAAATCAATACCCTTTCCCACAAATAGTATTCCTCGGGAGAAGCTTAATGTGGCTATCTGTGTAGGCCATAGCAGACAAGGAGATACTGGTGCTGTAAGCTGCGGAGGTATCAATGAATGGACATATAACAAAAAGGTTGCGGAACACCTCAAAAGTGACCTACAGGAATACGGGATATCCTCTTTTGTCGTAGATAACTACGGGGGAACTTACGGTTCCTATACGTCCGCTATGAACTGGCTCGCTAAACACCTGAAGGAAAAAGAAGCTTCTATAGCTGTTGAATTACACTTTAATGCTGCCGACAACGAAAAAGCCGAAGGAATGGAAATGCTCCACTGGCACTCCTCAAGGATCGGTTTAAGCATCGCTGAGTACATCCTTAAAAGCTGCCAACGCTTCTTCCCACTAACAAAAAACCGAGGAACCAAAGCAATCAAATCGGGAGATCGCGGGGGCCTTATGCTTAAAACTCCCTCAATGCCCTGTTGCATATTAGAACCCTTCTTCGGATCTAATTGGCAGGACTGGATAACTTTTGCAGATCAAGAAGGAACCCTCAGTCAAGCTATAGCACTCGGGATAAAAGAATGGAGCGATGAACATGTCTTATAATCCTCGGCAGATCACGATAGGTGGTCATAAATACAAGATCGTTTATAAGAAGAACCTAGAGGATTTCGGGAACTTAGATATCGATAAGAAACTTATAACTATCCGAGGAACCCTTAGTGATAACGATAAGCTTGAAACAATCCTTCACGAAGCCTTCCACGCTTGTCTAGCCCTCTCGGGACTTAGCTACCTCATAGATGACGAGAACAAAGAGGAAGCACTCGTGAGAGCTTTCGATAGCCTCCTGCTTCCCGTTATAAAACGAGAAGTAAAAAAGACTTGTTTTAAAGGACGAGGGAAAAATTGACTTATAAGTAAACGAATGGGGGGTAGGGGGGCTCTCTCCTACTTAGTGTTAATTAGAGGGTCTATGAAATAGAGGGATAATTGGGATTTAAGTCTAAATTAATAATGTTAATACAGGTAGATTTCCCGAGAGTTATCGGGAGAACTTATAGTAGTGAGCAGTAAAGTTAAAGTAATTTAAAGATACTCCTAGGGGAAGACTAGGTTACATGTTAAATGTGGCGTTTTGAAGGGAGCTTTCGGGGAACTCCCGAGTATCTTAGCGGTATAATTGAAGAAGTAATACCACACCAATCCCTGTTGACCCTCGGTTTTGGTGAGAAAATCTGAAGGGGTTCACGTTGTATTTAGCAATCTCTACTTCCCCCATAGGGATAGTCGGGTATGAGGATTTTTTGAGGTTGATTGTCTGTAATTTGTCAGCACCCCCCCTCTCATTTTTACAAGCCTAGACGATGCCTCAAATAGGCAACAGATAGTAAGTCTAGTGGCATCAAATAAGACGCCTCGAATGCTTCCAAGTATCTCGGGTTATTGTATTGCCTTTGTACATACACATGTATTTTCATTAATGCGTGTTTTTGTCTCATGTTAAAACTTTCTTAAAAAAACATTTGCAATACCTTTAAACTTAAACGATAGATACTTTATGAATACAAATACACCTAATAAAACAAGACAAGCTATTGAAGCTATTGATGTACTTAATCAAATTAATCATATAAAGAGCAATTTATCTTCTATAGAAAAATACAGGGCAACCGATAACACCCACAAAACCGCAACAGATCAAATGATTGATGAGTTAAACGTTGATTTTCATTTTAAAACTATTAAGCGCGAGTTAAGAACATTAAAAGCTTACGCGGAATATAATTTAAAACAATCAGGCAAAGAAGCCAAGCCTAGTAAATATTCAGCGGGTCATTTAGTCCTTGATTAAATAATTAAAACTTTCTTAAAATTTCTATTTGCATTTATTAATTCCTAGCCGATACATTCAATATGATTTTTCTAATCGCATCAATATTACTCATTTCAACCGCCATTATTATTCTCGGGTTACTCGAGAGATTATCTGAGAAATTTAACTGGTTTGAATAAACCTAACTATAACTAAAAAAAACTAACTAAAATGATATCTAACAAATTAGAAAAAAACGTCCGCAATCAATTAGGCTTTGAATGTTGGAACGACAAAGAACTACACGACACGTTTAAAGATGTGCGCAACAATGGAGGCTTTGGAGGCTTTGGAGGCTTTATATATTACAAAGACACTTGCAAATTTGCTCGTGATAATATGAATGAAATATTGGAATCCATCAAAGATGATGCAAGCGGAATGGGCGAAGATCCATTGATAATGATTCAAAACTTTAATTGTTTTCAAAATACTATTAGTACCTTTGAAATTGCTTCCATTATCTACGACAAACCCGATCTTGCCACCCTTAATGATGGAACAGACACGCAAGTATTAAATGCGCTTGCTTGGTACGCATTAGAGGAAACTGCGAGGCAATACGAGTTAGAAGAAGCGGAACAAGTTTAATTATCTGAGCCTCTAACCCTCGGGAGTTGCTCGGGGGTTAGCACTCAGCTAATAGGCTGATATTAAAAAAACTAACATAATATGAAAAAGAAAACACGCATTCCCAAAGATGTCTGGTTTGAAGTTGCTAATATGCAAAAACAACCCAGCATCCCAGAAAACGCATTCAATTATTTAAAACCTTATTTAAAAGAGATAGACAAGTTTTATGATTATTGCTCGTCTTTTTACAACAATAGAGACGGCCTTTATAAATTAGGCGCGAGTGATACGGCTATCTATTGGGCTTGCATTGAACGCGCTTATTTTGGACTTAAAGACGGCTCATTTGACGGTGATACATTTGACCGAGAACAAACCCGAGAAATTATAGAGAGGGATTTATTAACCGCAAAAAACTAACAACACTAAAAACGCTATGAGCAAAAAAACTACTAAGAAAAAAACAACAGCAAAAAAAGACATTGAATATATCCACGATATACAAGAAAAGCCTCATACATCAATTTATGAGGTGCGCTTATGGGTAGCCGTTAACGGTTGCTTATGGGGTTCGGGTACTGAAGAACAAACTAAGAACGCTCGGGCAAGATGGAATGAGGAACTAAGCGAACATATCGAAAAAAGCTTTTGTAATCATTATGAGTTTAACTTATTAGATAAAGACATGGGTCTTGTACAAATGGAACTTTTTCCGCCTACACCTAAACATTAACTAAATTATCAAAGCCTCTCGGGTTAATTCTCGGGGGGCTTTTTTATTAACCTAAAAAATTATGAATCAATACGAATACAAAGTTAAGATAACTTTTAAAGGTCTCTTTAAAATCTACGCGGAGAACGAGCAGGAAGCTATTAACAACATTAAGAATTTTGACCTTTACGAATTAAGTACTGAATCTCCTAAAATTAAATACAAGATACAAAAGAAAAAAACTAACTAACATTATGAAAAATCCATTAACACCGACAAGAAAAGAACTTGTTTTAAATTTGATTAAATCTAACAGCAAGTACCGACCTAATTATTATTTGAATAGTTATTCATCATGGAAAAAGGGAGCTAATAAATTTTCCTTATTAAAGGACATATTAACCGCGCTCAGTTTAAAGGAGGGTAAACACTTTTCAACTGGTAATGACGCGCCTCGAGGGGGGTACACTGGTAATTATATAAAATTATTACCGTTAGGGAAACGTCTTAAAGTTATCAAAGATCTTAAAAAAGAATTAACCTAACCATGAACCTACACCGTTTTATTCGCCCTTGTCGCTTGCCGATAATTCTCGATGTTCAATATTCGGACTCGGGTGAACTATTAACCGCCTTTACTTATGACTTGTCACCCGAACCATTTCAAAATGATGAGGCTAGGCTAGGTCACGTTCAAGAATTTACTATGGACTCATTGCGTAACCAAATTATCGGTGAACCTCGGGAAATTACCGAGGAAGAATTAAATTATTTATTAACCTGAAAAATTATGAAAACAATCAAGATATTATTGGAAGATCATCAAGAAATCTTTGATGATGAAACCGAGGGTGAACTAAGGGCATCTATTCAGGAAGTCGTTAGCCAGTTCCTCGAAGACTTTGAACTCGTAGAAATAAACATCTCGGACGATTGGGCAAAAAGCCCTTACAAAAAGAAATAAATTTATGCAAACTACAACTAAAGAAAGAACATTACCGCACCTTATTAACCAAAAGGAAATTATTAACCGCCTTTTAAAGTCTATGAAAAATCATTGTGGATTCGATGAGGCTTATTTAAAGGATAGCACTCAGCATAACGCCTCGAGGTGGCGAAAGATAGGCATGTTTATCCTCGTTAAAAAATTTGGGTTTACTTATGAGAACGCGGGCGGTGTTTTTGGAAAGAAAGCCCCTCATTGTCATGTAGTTGTTAAGGAGATTAACAAGCTATTAAACACGGACGGAAGGAGGCACGAAGTACTGCCCTATATTAACCGCTTCATGTTTGATATTGAATCTTAATAAATATGAACATCGTTTTAATTTGGGTAAGCGGGGTAATTTTATGGTTCCTTATTATCCTCGTTATCCTTAGATTTTTCTCAATTAATGATGTTGACTAACGCTAACTTCAGCACTTATTATTAACCGTATTCATTTGAGGAAGCACCAGTGGGGTTTATTCTTAAAGAGTTTTAGTTAGGTAGTTCTCTTTAGGTTCCTGTTGGTGCTTCCTTTTTTTTTATTTGAATTTTATTAATTCATACTTATTATATAGCTTACCTAACAAAAACCCTTAACAATAGAAAGACCCTAACGATATGGCAATCCGTAAATCAGGAAGCAGATTCCTCGCTGATTTTATGAGCGATGGAGAACGCTACAGAAAACAATTTCCAACTCAAGAAGAAGCACAAGCTTGGGAAAGCAATCTTAGATTAGCAATTTCCCGAGGTGATTCAATCGACAAAGAAGAAAAATCTTTTAAGCCCTTAACGCTACAACAGCTATTCGATAGGGTTCTTAGTACACCACCGAACGAGGGGTGGAAGGGTACACCAAATGAGAACACGGCTCGTAACCATTGCCATCAAATAGAAGCTTTCTTTGGGGCTAAGACCCTTATTAAAAGCATCAATAAAGCAAAGCTCGATAAGTTTGTTTTACATTGTAAAGATAAAGGAAACGCACCCGCTACTATTAAACTAAAACTAGCAACGATGAGTAGGGCATTCTCTTTTGCATTCGAGAGGGAGCTTATCGATAAGAAACCTTTTTTCCCTCGTATCCCAGTTAACAACGAGAGGATGGTTTATTTTTCTGATGAGGAAGAGGTGGAGATATTGACCTATCTCGAGGAGAACGGAATGGATTATTTTTATGATTTTTTTGTATGGCAGATCGATACAGGGATGCGCCCAATAGAGGCTCGGTATCTTCATAGAAGAAACATAAAGAAAGATCCCGTGCTAGGTCTTTGTGCTCACCTTCAGAAAACTAAAAATGGTGAGAAGAGAACCATACCATTAACACGCAGGGCTATGTGCGCTGTTCATAAACATAGTGAAGCTAACGATTACCCTTGGGCGCATTGGAATAAAGATAGAATCAGGAGAGCTTGGGATAAAGTTCGGGAGGCACTCGGTAGGCACGGAGATAAGGATTTTATTTTTTATGTTTGTCGGCACACTTGCGGGTCTAGACTAATTCAAAGGACAAACAACATACTCTTGACAAAAGACTGGTTAGGTCATAAAGACATAAGCCAAACCCTACGCTACGCGCGGTTGTCACCGCAGAGTTTTATTAGTGGTCTTAACGCACTAGAATACCCATCTACAGGAGGTGACAATAAGGTGACAAATTTGTCTACATTTACTGACAATTTAAATTCTTTAGGGCAGGAGGAAAAAGTTAGTTAAAGCGAGTATGGATAAGGGTTCAAAGAGTTGTGCGGCTGTGGTGAAATTGGTAGACACGTCAGATTTAGGTTCTAGAGAATCTATTGTCATCTTTAAAAAACCGCAGAACTCTAACCTTTATCCCACCTCGAAAATTGTCAGCGCACTCTTATAAAGGCTATTGCTAACCTGACAATTCACTGACAATAAATTTATCATTATGTTAGATCAAAACCAACTCAATGAAGAGATGACTTCTCTCGGGATAAGCAGGTTTAATAATCAAATTGAATCGGCTCGGGAGCAGAAGGAAACGGGAAGGACTAAGGCGGGGCAGACATTAATTCGGGAGTTACTTCCCGCGTTTGCAACAGCGATTAAAGGGATCAGTTACAAGAACAAGACGAAGCATAATAGGTGGATGCGAGAGCTAAAGGAATATGACCCAAAGAAAACCGCGTTCCTCGTACTTAAAACTGCGCTTGATACATTCCCTCAAAAGCATTGCACGTACACTTCGATGAGTTACTCGGTAGGTAAGGTTATAGAGTTTGAGTTAAGGTTAAAACATTTATTAAAGACTAACGAAAAAAAGGGCTCGGGAATTATTCTCGGGGCTAAGAGAAGAGCGAAGGCTTCTCAGTTTCGGCACATACAATTATCAATGAGGCACGAGGAAGAGAAGGAAGGCATACCAGACTTTGAACCTTGGTCAAGACGAGACCGAATAATGTGTGGGATGACTCTTATAGAGTTATTAAGGGCTTCAACTGGTCTTATTGAGTACAGTTACATAAGAGAAAAAGGAAGGAAGAGTCACACTCGTTTCGTAACTCCCTCGGCTGTCACTTTGGAATGGATGGAGAACTTTAATAACTACCGAGCGTTAATGGAACCTTTTTGGTTACCCTCTCTAGATTTACCCGCTGACTGGACGAGTGTTTGGGAAGGCGGTTACCGTGCAGAAGGAACACAATTACCCGAGGTTACTTTAATAAAAACTAGGGATAAAGATTTTCTCCGATCACTTAAAACGGCTGACCTATCGGAGCCTATAAGAGCTATTAATTTAATTCAGCGAACACCGTGGCAGATTAACGACAAGGTATTAGACTTAGCGACTTGGGCTTGGGATAATAACATTCCCATAGGATCAACAATGGTTCCCCAAGAAGACGAGGTAAAGCCTCCCTTCCCTGTAGATGGTGACGAGAATAAAGCTAGTAGAGACAGTTGGGCTAAGATGGCGAGCGGGGTACATCGCAGAAATAATTCTTCAAGATCTAAGCGGGTTCTTTGTGCTAAAATTATAGGACTAGCTGAAAGGTTTCGGGGTTACAGATTCTTTGCTCCTCAGAACTTTGACTTTAGAGGAAGAGCCTACCCTATTAACTCGTTTCTTCACACGCAAGGCCCAGATCTTTGTCGGGGGTTACTCGAGTTTTATCGTGATGTTAGAGTTAGAGGTAAGGAGGAGGCAAAGTGGCTTGCAATTCACGGAGCAAACACTTGGGGATTTGATAAAGTTACCCTTGATGAAAGAGTTAAGTGGACTTACGACAACACCGAATGGATTTGTAAAATAGCAACTGATCCTACCTCGTTTACTGAGTGGATAGATGCGGATTCCCCTTGGCAATTTATAGCGTTTTGTTTTGAGTGGAAAACTTTTGCAGATAGCGGGTTTGAGAGGGTAAAAACAAGGATTCCTATAAATGTTGATGCCACTAACAACGGTTTACAAATCCTCTCGATCCTTACTCGGTGTGAATACGGTTGTAAGGCTACTAACGTAATACCAACAGGTGGGGTAGCGGATATTTATAATGTGGCTCGGGTAAGAGCGGAAGCGTTTATGGAAAAGGATGCCCGAGAAAACCATCCGTTCGCACAAGCTTGGTTGGACTATGGTATTAATCGAGATACACTTAAACGTCCGTGCATGACATGGAGTTACGGATTAACGATGTACTCGTGCCGTCAATATATACTTGATTGGTTCGAGAAAAAAATACACGCGGATGATTGCCCGAGTCCCTTCTGTGACAAGGAGTTTTATAAAGCTGTTCATTACTTATCTGTTATTGTTTGGAAAGCTATCGAGGAGGTTCTCGATTTACCTAAACAGTGCATGGAGTGGCTACAAAAAGTCTCAAAGATTCTCAGCAAAAACAAAAGACATATACAATGGGTTACCCCTTCGGGTTTTGTTGTTAAGCAGGACTACCGAAAGATTAAGACTTCTCGGGTAACTACTAATATAAGTGGCGAAGCTTTATGGGTTAGGTTTGGGGAAAGCACGGAAGAAATTAGCCCAATCAAACAAGCTCAAGGTGTATCTCCAAATCTTGTTCACTCCCTTGATGGTACTTTACTACACAAAACCGTTAACAGTGCTAACGATAAAGGTATCTATGACTTCTCGATGATCCATGATTCTTATGGGACGCACTGTAAAAACATTCCCATACTTAATGAAGTCATCCGTGATGAAGCTGTTAAGATGTTTACCGATGACTACCTAAGAGATTGGTTAAGTCAGGTAAAAAAACAGAACCCCGACATAGAATTTCCCGAGCCTCCCGAGTATGGTTCGGCCGACATCTCACAAATAAGAGATAGTCCGTACTTCTTTTCCTAACGGAAAACTTAAAGACAAATAATAAATAATAAAACGAGATAAAGATAAATGAAAAAAGTAATCGTAACGCCACTAGGAAAGGCTGTATTTCCTAAAATAAATCAACCCGATTTCAAGTTTGATGAGATGGGGGTTTATAGTTGTAAGCTTCACGTATCGGAAGAAGACTTTAATAAGTTTTCTGCTCAAGTAGAGGAGTTAGCAGAGTCAGCATACCAAGCGGAGCTTACTAAACAAGGTAAGACTAAGCTTAAAAAAATGCAGACGTTGCCTATCCGTATTACCGAAGAAGGTGACTTCGAAATCTATAGCAAACAGCCCGCAAAAAAGAATACATCTAAAGGTGTCCTCGAATTTAATGTGGCTATGTATGATTCCGAGGGAAACAAATTACCAAGTGATACAAACATAGGAAGTGGGAGTAAACTGCGTCTCAGCGTAGAGTTTGCGCCTTGGTATGTTCCGAGTATTGGCTTCGGCTATACCCTGCGATTACGTGCTGCCCAAGTTGTCGAGTTAGTGGAGTACTCGGGAGCGGGAGGAGGCAACGCGGAGTCTATGGGCTTCGGAAAAGTCGAAGGAGGATTTGTAGGTGAATCATTAGAGTTCAACAACAGTAATGAGACAGGCGAAGAAAAGAATAGTTCAGCGAGTGTCCCGTTTTAGATCCAAGTTCGAAAGAGATACTGCCCTCTCACTGAAAAGTGAGGGGGTAGACTTCGAATACGAGACGATGCGGATTAAGTATCAGAAGTTTTGTACTTATACACCCGACTTTATATTTCCTAACGGTGTCATAATTGAAGCTAAAGGATTTTTTAAACCGAGTGATAGGACTAAGCATATTTTAATCTCGCAACAAACTTCGTATCATATCAGATTTCTATTTATGAATGCACACCAGAGACTCAACAAAAACAGTAACACTACATACGCCAACTGGTGTGATAAACATGGCTTTATGTGGTGTCATAAGAAGATACCTAACGAATGGGCAACAGTAACACTATAAAATCAGATCAACCTTGTGACCACTGCGGTTCCTCGGATGGCAAAGCGTACTATGATGACAATCACTCGTATTGTTTCTCGTGTAGAAAGACTATTCAACATGATCCTATTGATGGTGGTGACCCTATGGATACTCCTATTCCCTTATCGTCATCAGCACCTAAAGATTTCTCCGATTATTTTGGAGGTTCTCCCGAGCCTATAAGTGATCGGGGTCTTCACTCGGATACATGTAGAAAGTTCTCGTATCATATAGGTGAGGACAACTCTGGTAACGAGGTACACATAGCGAACTTTAAAGATGACGATGGGAATATTGTCGGTCAGAAGATACGCGGGGAAGACAAGAAGTTTATTATAAAAGGAAAAGTTACCGATAGATTTTTCGGGCAACATCTTTTTATTAACGGTGGAAGGATGCTCGTTTGTACCGAAGGGGAGCTAGACGCCCTAACAGTTTCACAATTAGGTGGTAATAAATACCCAACAGTTTCCCTACCAAATGGCTGTCAGTCAGCGAAGAATGTATTCAAAAAGAATTTAAAGTGGCTCGATAACTTTGATAAAATTATCCTTATGTTTGATGAGGATGAGCACGGGAGGAAAGCGGTTGAAGAAGTTGTTTCTATAATTCCTCAAGGTAAAGCTTACATCGCTCGGTTATCCGAGAAGGATGCCAACGAGATGCTTATGAAGGGTAAGGGTCAAGAGGTTATCAAGGCAATGTGGGATGCTAAGAAGTGGTCTCCCTCGGCAATTATAAACGGCACTGAATTGTTTGATAGGATCTCTCGGGCTAAACCGAATGAAGATAGTACCCCTTATCCCTTCGAAGGTCTTACAAAAATGACCCGAGGGATTAGGACTGGAGAAATAAGTTTATTCTGTGCAGGAAGCGGGGTCGGGAAGTCCCAAGTTTGTCGGCAGATTGCCCACCATCTTTTAACTACTACCGAGTGCAAGGTAGGGTACATAGCTTTAGAAGAAAGCATCGAAAGATCTGGTCAAGGTATCCTCGGTATTGAATTAAAGAAACAACTGCACCTCGAACCTTTTGAGGTAGATGAACAATTTACCGAGGGTTACCAGAAGACTATCGGGTCTGGTAGATTTTTTCTATATGACCATTGGGGATCGATGAACACTGATGAGCTTCTTTCTCATATTAGGTTCATGGTACAAGCGGAAGGGGTTACCCATCTGGTGCTTGACCATATTTCTATAGTAGTTTCAGGAATGGCGGAGGGTGAAACTTCGGAGAGGAAAAGCATAGACATCTTGATGACTAAACTTAGAGCTTTAGTTGAAGAATCTAAGTTCTCTCTTATACTGGTCAGCCACCTTAAAAGACCCGAGGGCAACCGAGGATTTGAAGATGGGTTAGCTCCTAACTTATCAGCACTCCGCGGATCGGCATCGCTCAGTCAACTTGCAGATCAAGTCATAGCCCTCAGTCGCAATTTACAATCAGATGAAGATAAACACACAACCACGGTCACAGTTTTGAAGAATAGATTCTCAGGGGAAACAGGTATCGCCACTTACCTCGAGTACAATCCCGATGATGGGGTACTTAGTGAGACATCTTTTAAGGGAGATTTTAGCAACCATGAATAGAAAAATTATGAAATACAAACTACTTATAGCCGACATAGAAACTAACGCGATTGGGAAACACAATGGGCTTACCATGTGGTCAACTCAATTAGGTCTGGATACCATGCACTGTATGTCCATTTTGGATGCAGAGACAAAAGAACTTTACGAGTTTAATACACATAAACAAAATATAGCCGAGGGTATCTCGATGCTTAAACAAGCGGAGTATGTTGTCTTCCACAACGGTATTGGTTTTGATGTTCCCGCTCTTCATAAACTGTTCGGGATATCTATTCATAAAGTTATAGACACTATGTTGATGGCTAAAATATTATTCCCTGACATCGGTGATAGTGATTTTAAACGAGAGAATTTTCCTAAGAAATTAATAGGATCACAGTCCCTTAAAGCTTGGGGGATACGCCTTGGTAATCTTAAAGGGGATCACGGGGAAACCGAGACTTGGGAAGACTTTAGTAACGAGATGCAACAGTATTGCAATCAGGATGTCCGAGTAACTTTCTCTTTATACGAGCATTTGTTAAAGGCTAATACTTCCTCGAAAGCTCTCGTGATGGAACATGAGTTTGCAAAGCTTATTCGCTTACAGGAACTTAACGGTTTTCCTTTTAATGTTAAGAAGGGTGAGGAACTAGCTCGGGATCTCATGGTGAGAAAACTTGAACTTGATAAAGAACTACAGGAAGTCTTTCCACCAACTATTGTAGAGATGAAAAGACCCGCAGGTTGGACAGTTGAAGTAGAGGGTATCGACTTCACAGCTAAGACAAAAGGACAGCTTAAAGAAGAACTGAAACGGGCGGGGTTTAAACAAACGATAGCAAACCTCGCTGAAAAAACGGGTAATGAGAAAAGAGAAATACCATTCAATGCGGGAAGCCGTGACCAAATAGCGGAGAGGTTAATGGCTAATGGTTGGAAGCCTCAAGCCTACGATGGTAAACGCCCTGAGATAAATGAAGCTGTTCTCAAGAAAATAAATACCAAGGAAAGTTTAAAGCTTCTCGAGTATCTCCTAGTACAAAAAAGATTAGGTCAACTGGTTGATGGTAGGTACGCTTGGCTTACTTGTGTAACTCCCGAGGGTCGCATACACGGATCGGTTAATACAGTAGGAACAGTAACAGGAAGATGTACTCACTCACAACCGAATGTATCCGCTGTTCCCTCGGTTCGCGCTGATTACGGTGAGGAAACCCGAGGTCTCTTTAAAGCTCCCGAGGGTAAAGTTCTCGTAGGTGCTGATGCAAGCTCAATCGAGTTGAGAATGCTTGGCTCAGTGTTATTTAAATATGACTCAGGTAAATATGTTCGAGAGATTCTTGAGGGTGACATCCATCAAGTTAATGCGGATGCTCTCGGGATTACCCGATCAGAAGCTAAGACTTGGATCTATGCTTATCTTTATGGATGCGGTAACCAGTTGCTCGGGGAAATTGTCGGGAAAGGAATGAAGGAAGGAAAGAGATTACGTCAAACGTTTCTGAAGAAGATGCCCTCATTTAAAAAGTTAACTACCGATATTGATAAGGCTGTTGATACACAAGGACACCTTACTTCGATTGATGGGAGGATCTTGAAGATACGCTCGAAACATAAAGCTCTTAATTCTCTACTGCAAAGTTCAGCAAGTATTGTAATGAAGCAAGCCTTGATCGAGTTCTCTCGGGATCACGCAAAGCACCCTTATGAACTTCACGCAAACATCCATGACGAGGTACAGTTCTCGTGCAAGAAGGAACACGCTAATGATTTAGGTAGAGCTTTTGTGACTGCGCTCGGTACAGCAGGGAAGACACTCGGTATTAAATGCCCTTTGGATGGCGAGTTTAAAGTAGGAAATAATTGGGCGGAAACACATTAATAAAAATGAATAAATTAGAAATATTAAATGAAGTAAACCCGAAAGCTTTGAAAGCCGATGGGTGGGATGAAGCTCTTTTAGGTCATGTTGAAAGATGTGGTCAACCTCCAACAGCTTGTTATGATAAACAAAAAATTATTGAGCTATCTATTAAAGATGGGATGAGCGAAGAAGAAGCAATCGAGTATTTTGAGTACAATATTAATGGAGCTTATGTAGGCTCTCTTACTCCTTTTTATTTAACAACCTACTAATAAGAATTATGAGCAAACAAAAAAGAACAAGTTACGTTGATGGGGATATGATAATGTATCGTGCTGCTTTTGCTTCCGAGCAAGAGACCAAGTGGGAAGACGACATCTGGACTCTTCATAGTTCCGAGACGGACATGAAAGTAATCATTGATGATATGATCGAGTTTGTTTGGGACGCTACACAATGCGAAGAGTTGCACCTTGTATTCTCGGACTCCCGAAACTTTCGTTATAATATATTTCCCGAGTACAAAGCGAACAGAAAAGATAAGAGAAAACCTCTCGGATTAAGAGCTATGACCGAGTGGGCTTTCGGGAATTACAATGGTATCCGATGGAACAACCTCGAAGCTGATGATGTTATCGGGATACTTTGTTCTAATTCAAAAGATAACGTGGCGGTAAGTGCCGATAAAGATTTTGCAACTTTGCCCGAGTGTGAATGGTTCAACTTTATGAGTAAGGAGACAAGCTTTATGACCCAAGAGGAAGCCGACTATAACCACCTTGCCCAAGCAATGTCGGGAGATACAGTTGATGGTTTCTCGGGAGCTAAAGGGATTGGAAGCGTAACAGCTAACAAACTCTTAGATAAGAATGGAGTCAGTTGGGAAACAGTCGTGAAAGCTTACGAATCAAAAGGACAGACAGAAGAAGACGCTCTCTTGAACGCTCGGCTTTCCTACATCCTTAGAAACAAAAACGAATATAACGAAAAAGAAGGAGAAGTAAGATTATGGAATCCACCACAAAAGCAGAAGTAGTAGAAAGAAAACCGTTACCCGATAGCGGAGGGCGTACTGAATTTGAAACGGGATCAGTGAGAGATTCTATGGAAGGAAAAGGATGTCCAAACCAACTGCCCATTGCAAGTCTGAAGGCCGTCAGTCGTAGGTTCGAATTAGGCAGTTACAAGTATGGGCCACGCAACTGGGAGAAGGGTCAGTGTTTCAGTAGATATATCGATGCAATTTACCGACATCTCTGGGGTTTCATGGAAGGGTGTGAAGAAGAGGATCATCTTAGTGCAGTTATCTGGAATGCCATGTGTTTGTATCAAACTGATGAGTGGATAAAGGAAGGTAAATTGCCCGAGGAATTAAGGGATATTTGATACAATTATTAAATTAAAAAAGGAAAGCTCTCGGGAAATTCTCGGGGGCTTTTTTTGTGCCTTAGAAAAAGATTGACTTATAAGTAATAAACAACATCCCTCACATGAGAAGAAAAGGCGTATCACTTAGGAAAGAACATAAGTCAGAAAAAGGTGGTCTAACTAAAAAAGGCCGAGACTATTATAATAGAAAGACTGGTTCTAATCTTAAAGCTCCACAACCAAAGGGAGGTTCTAGGAAGAAAAGCTTTTGCGCAAGAATGTCAGGGGTGAAAGGCCCAATGAAAGACTCAAAAGGTAGACCAACTCGTAAGGCGCTTGCTCTTCGCAGATGGAAATGTTGATTAAAAAAAAAGAAATGAAAAGACCCAAGCTAACTTTACGTCAAGAAAAGACGATGAAAAAACATTCAAAACATCACTCGAAAAACCATTTAGCTTTCATGAAAAAGTTGATGTTACAGGGTGTAAGTTTTGGGGAAGCTCATAAACAAGCAGTTAAAAAAATAGGAAAATAGTAATAACAACAAATGAAACGTAAAGGTTTATATGCGAACATCCACGCAAAACGAGAAAGAATAAAAAAAGGAAGCGGAGAAAAAATGAGAAAAGTAGGTTCAAAAGGAGCACCGACAGCTAAGAATTTTAAAGCAGCTAAGAAAACTGCTAAGAAGCCCAAAAGAGGTAAGCTTCGTATATCTAAGAAAAGATACTAATGGATAACACGTTCCCATTTGTTTCCGATGAACTGATAAGATCCCTCGATGAAATCTTCCCTCCTAAAGAGTTCAGCCCAAAGGATGAATATCGAACAATGGATTATTATTTCGGTCAACGAAACATCGTCAATTTTTTACGCGCAAAGAACGCAGAACAGAACGAGAATATTTTAACAAACAATAATTAACAAAGAGAAAACCATGTGCTTATCACGCCCAAAAATACAGGCTCCGCCACCACCTCCAATAGTACCACCAATACAAGAACCTAGTGAGGTTGCAGAAGTGGTAGAAAATAAAGCCGACAAAAACAGGAGAAGTAAGAAACGCACAGGAAACAGTTCTCTTACAATTCGAAGACCCTCGGTATCTACTGCAAAGTCGGGGTCTGGATCTAATACAAACACTTATTAATAACAGCAGCAGAGAAAAACAAAGATGATAACAACAACATCAATTAACCTATCTGGTACAGGTGATACTAACGGAAACGGCACGTACAACTCAGGAACCAGTAGTCCAAAGATAAACGCTATTAAGGGTGGAACTTATTCCTTTTTAGCCTCGGGAACCTTTAGCTCGGGAACTACATTAACTCTTCAACACAAAGTAGGGGATGCATTTGTAACCATTGGGCCTGATGCAGTACTTACAGCAGCAGGAGGATGTACTTTTACAACTTCCCAAACAGAGATTCAATTAGTTGTCAGTAACAGAACAGGGACTTCAGCAAAAAGCGAAAATCTTTACGTAGACATCGCCCCAATCGACTAATCATAAAATTTTTCAATGAGTTATTCATCGTCTTCCTCCTCTTCTTCTTCAAGTAGCAGTAGTAGTTCCTTTAGTAGGCCATCGTCCAAGTTGACAACACCTCTTACAGCGAAACTTACAAGACCGCTAACAGGTGCAGAACTTGAGAAGTTGTTCCTTGAGAAGTTTAAGCTTACTTTGAGTGACACTGAGTTGGTAACTAATGGGACTTTTGATGACGATATAAGTAGTTGGACTCAAATGACTGGAGCCACTATTGCATACTCAACTGGCACTATAAACGTTCAAACGACTAACTTTAACGGAGCGCAGCAGTTTGTTGATGTAGCTCAAAACACAGCCTATAGAATTTCTTTTGATGTTGTTTCTACTACGTCAAGCACTGGAAGGATTTATATAGGAACCTCAAGCGATAAGGACGCTTATGGCAATCATAGTGGACTAGCAGTGGGAACTCATACTTTTGATGTAACTACAATAAATAACGCATTTATACAACTTCGTTTAGCTACCACCGATGCTTCTGGAAATGTAAATTTCGATAACGTCTCAGTCAAAGAGGTCACCAAGCAAGCACCAGTAGCAGCCTTTTCTCTTAGGAAGCTTGGAGACGTTTCTCCGTACGCTGCAAGAATTAGAAGAAGCTTCGACAACACCGAGGCACAGGTTTTCTTTGATGCGAGTGATCGAGTGAGTGAGTCATCAGTTGTGAGAAATACTTCACAAAACCTTCTTGCATACAGTGAAGACTTTAGCAACTCAGCTTGGACTAAAACGGGAGTGACTGCGACTCCAAGTGACATTACAGACCCCTTTGGTGGAACTAATTCTTTTGCAGTTATAGAAGACACCGCCAACTCGACTCACGCATTAATACTAGGCACACGCCCAACAATTCAATCAGGGACACACACTCTTTCCATCTATGTTAAAAGCAACGGAAAGACTGTTGGAAGACTTCTCAACAATGGAACCAGTGGAGCAGCTCGAATTGTTTTTGATTTAACAAATAAGACCACCACAGTAGAAAGTGGGCCAGTTGTAGGACATTCTATAACTGAACTATCGGATGGGTGGTTTAGAGTTTCAATGCACTTTACGGCAGTTGCAGGTACTAGTGGTTTATCTGTATATCTACAAGGAACAGGAGGCTCATGGACAGGTGATGGAGAAAGCGGATTCTATGTCTTCGGGGCCATGCTTGAGGAAACAGTCACTTACGAAAGCACTGGATCAACTGTAACAGGCTTTGATAGCACATTTAGTGGGACTGGGCCTAAACAGTGGGGGTCTAGTAATGCAGGTTTAGCTTCAGTATCAGGTGGCAAAGGTGTATTTAATACTGATAGCACTCAAAACCTAAGAATATTTACATTACTAACAGTAGGTAAAAAGTACAAAGTTCAATTTGATGTGGAGGATTATGTTAGTGGATCTGTAAGAGTAAATACTCCTTTCAGTGCATCTACTTATAACGCCTTTACTCCTGCGTCAGCTAATGGCACTTTTACCTTTGAAGGAATTTCTGCTTTAGATGCTTTATACATTTCCACAATCGGAGCTACAGAACTAAAGATTGATAACGTAGTTGTTACGGAATTCGATCCAATCCCTTCCGAATACATCAGCACCCCAGTGGTGAGTAACGATGGACTAACATTTACCGAAAGTACACTTGATACCTTTGTTGGCGGAGAGAATTTGTTAGCTTACTCTGAAGACATTGAAAATAATTGGAATAAATATAGTTTTGGAGGAGCAAGTCGAACGTTTGATGACTCACAAACTGATCCGTTCGGAGGCACTGATGCTACTAAAATAGAGGCTACTAACGCTGATACTTCAACTGGTGGAACATTATTAACGAGAGAGTTTAGTGCGGTTCAAAATCAAGTTTATGTGCTGTCAGTTTATTTGAAAGGTCAGAACGGAGGAGAAACTGTACAAATAGATTTTAAGAATCAAGGATCAAGTGGAATAGCAGGATCTTCTGTTACGCTCACAACTGAATGGCAAAGGTTTTCAGCAGTATTTACGTCTGATGCAACTGCCACAAGAGGAATGCAACTTAGACTTCTTGGGTCAGCATCAAATCAAGACTTTTATTTCTTTGGTGGTCAAGTAAACACCGACTCACTCAAGAAGTACCAAAAGACCACAGGCACAGCAAGAGACGGAAACGCAAGTGTAGTTGTGCTATACAACCAGACAGGAGGGGAAGATGCTATTCAAGACAATCAAGCACACCAGCCGTTATTGTACAATGCAGGGTTGCTTGTAAGATCTGGAACTAGTCCTGCTTGGTTATATCCAATAGGTAATCCTCAGAGAAACTTAATCTTCCAAGGGGTAGAAAATAAAGCACATATTGATGCCTTCTTTGTTCAAGATGTCCAGTCGGATACTCAATTTATGGTTCCTTCGTCAAATAGTACAGCCTACTACGGGTTTGCGGCTCACGATGGTTCAACTTCAACAACGCCAACACTTAACTATGGTAATCCTGCTTTAGAAATTAATGGAGTCAACACAGGGTTTACTGATAGAGATGATGTGTACGATGCCGTAGCAGGACGTAAGCTTGTATATCACCGAAGTGCTTCTACTTCTAATTGGCCTAATGTGCAGATTGGTTGGTGGGGTAATACTAATAATGGCGGATGGAACATCGAAGGATTAAAGTTTAGTGAAATAATCTGGTTCGACTCAGATCAACACGCAAACCAAGCAGCCATCGAAGCTGACATAAATGACTTTCACAACCTCTTCTAGAAAAGAATTATTATTATCATCATGACCGATCCATTTTACATTATATACGACAGCGAAGACCAAGCACATATTCGAAGTGAACAGGCAGGAGCCATGCGTGGGCTTAGTTACAGCCAGACGGGCACTGGAAGTAGGTACTGGTGGGGTTGGATAGCTGAACACAAAGAAGAGAACGCTAGAGTTGCTATTGCACTTCCAACAACAACGGAAACGGAAACAGATCCAGAAACATTTGAAGTAATCTCTTCAACAGTTGTTCCTGTCGATAAAGACATCCTTACTGATGAAGACGAAATCGTTGAGAATCTTCCGAGTGACTGGGTGTATCCTCCCGAACCTTTACTAGAAGAACCAACAGAACCTCAGAGAGCTAGGGATGCCGATGGAAAATTCATAGCAGACGACCCAACTACTCCTGATGTCAACGAAGCTTGGACTCAACCCGATTGATTAGCGCATCAATGGAAATGACCGAGTGTCTTCTAACTTTTTCAAATGTCCACGAAGCAATGGACTATGCAAATTCGCATGGTCTTTCAACAACACGAGAAGATGGTAATGGACATGATGTCACTCTCCCACTCACTCAATCAGGCGAACACGTATTTACTGTTATCAATGGACATTTTATTCCGAACAATTTTATAGACTAATTTTATATGAACTACTCAAAAGAAACAGCCGAGCAGCTTTATAGTAAGCTTGAAGGTAATAGACACAGTTATTTAGAACGAGGTAGACAAGCAGCGCGTTTAACACTCCCTTACATATTACCCGATGAAGGCTTCGGAACAAGCTCTCGTCTCAATACACCATTTCAAAGCATAGGATCGAAAGGTACAAATAACCTAGCATCTAAATTGTTGCTTGCCCTTCTCCCACCGAACGCTCCCTTCTTCAGACTACAAGTAGATAAAAACAAACTGCAACAGGAGGGAGCCGAGGAGAAAGTTATCTCGGAAATTGACTCGGCTTTACAAAAGGTTGAGGACACAATAATGGATGAAATTGCTCGGGAGAGATATCGCATCGTCCTGCATGAAGCCTTAAAAAATCTTATAGTAACTGGTAATGCTCTTATCTTCACGGATGAAAAGATGGGTATGCGAGTGTTCCGTCTTGACCGATTTGTTATCGAGAGAGACCCGATGGGTAACGTCTTATACATAGCCACGAAAGAGACTCTTAGTTACTCGGCACTTGACGAGGAAATCAAAGAAGCTATCGGGACACCAAAAGATTTATCTAAAAGTACTGACGTTGAAAACGTAAACCTATTTACTGCTATATGCCGACACGGGGATAAGTGGATGGTTAAACAAGATATCAACGGAACACTTTTACCAAAGACAGGAGGCTTATTGCCCCTCGATAAAAACCCGTACATACCACTTAGGTTTTCTCGGGTGGATGGGGAAAGTTATGGTAGATCATTCATCGAGGATATGCTCGGGGATCTACAATCACTCGAGTCACTTACTCAAGCAATCGTTGAGGGATCAGCAGCAGCAGCCAAGGTACTCTTCCTCGTTTCCCCGAATGGAACAACGAAGGCTAGGGATCTCAGCAAAAGCCCGAATGGTGCTATTGTCAGCGGTTCAGCTAATGATGTATCAACTTTGCAGTTAAATAAATTTAATGACTTCCGAGTAGCAGCCGAGACAATCAACTCAATTAAGGACAGGCTCGGGCAAAGCTTTCTACTTACCAGTAATTCTATAAGAAGTGCTGAGAGGGTAACAGCCGAGGAAATACGAATGGTATCTCAGGAACTCGAAAGTTCACTCGGTGGTTTATACTCCTTACTTTCTAATGAACTACAGACACCTCTCGTAAAACGTATAATGGATGTTATGCAAAAGTCTAAGAAGATGCCGAAGCTCCCGAGTGATCTCGTGAAGCCCGTGGTAATCACTGGTCTTGAAGCTTTAGGAAGAGGTAATGATTTACAGAAACTTGATGCCTTCCTCGCAGGAGCAGCGCAAGTTGTAGGCCCACAAGCTATCGGGACATTTGTGAACGTAGACGAATACTTTAAGAGACGAGCAACTTCCCTCGGGATAAAAACAGCGGGTCTTATCAAAACACAAGAGGATATTTTACAAGAGCAACAACAAGCTCAGATGCAGCAGATGGCAGAGAAGCTCGGCCCCTCGGCTATCAAGAGTGCTACCGATCAAACAATGGCTTCGGAACAACCCGAGGAACCTATTGAATAAACATAAACTAATATTGGAGGTAATATAAAATATGCAACGTGTAGAAGTAAATGAGCCAACGGCTGATGAACTAGTAAACCCAACTCTCGAGGAAGAACTTGAAATGCAAGAGAAAGCTCGGGAAAATAAAAACACTACTGAAGAAGAGAAAGCTCCCGAGGAAACTCCCGAGGAAACTCCCGAGGAAGCTACTACTACAGAAGAAGAAGAGGTTATCGAGGAAAGACCTGAATGGTTGCCCGAGAAATTTAAATCACCCGAGGATCTTGCAAAGGCGTATAGCGAACTTGAGAAAACGCAAGGTAACAAAAACACCGAGCAACAAGAACAACAAGAACAACCGCTTAGTAATGTCTCCGATGTTATACAAAACGCGAGTGACTCTTATTATGAAAACGGGGAGTTATCCACAGATAACTACAAAGCACTAGAAGAAAGTGGAATACCTCGCGAGTTTGTAGACGCTTACGTAAAAGGTCAAGAAGCAACTATGGAAGCCGAGGTATCTTCGATCACTAGCTCGGTAGGAGGTCAAGAAAATTACGATGATATGGTGCAGTGGGCGCAAGCTAATTTACCAGATTCAGAAATAGACAGCTATGACGAACTCGTATCAACAGGAACAACAGAGGTAGCAAAGATGGCAGTTAAGGGCTTATACGCGAGATATATGAGCGAAGACGGGGGATCGTCCGTGAATATTGCAAAGGGAGCCACTTCAGGATCTACTATTCAGCCTTTTGGTTCGATGGCACAAGTCACTACAGCTATGAAAGACAAGAGGTATCAACAAGATCCCTCGTTTCGTAGAGAGGTAGAACAAAGAATTTCAATATCTAATTTATAACAACAACAAAAAGGAAAACATGATTAATTATATAATCGAAAATAAGGAACAGCTAATTACGATAGCAACCGCAACAGTTACCTTAGCATCCCTCGTTAGTGCTTTGACACCTAACAAGACGGACAACAAGATAACAGGTATTCTATTAAAAACGATTAACTGGCTTGCTTTAAACATTGGCAAAGCAAAACCAAAAAGCTAACCAAAAAACACAATGATAAAACTACTTGTAACTTTTCTGATAAACTTTCCGAAAATTTGCGAGTACTTTTTTAAAGTTGTAGAAGCTTATGAAAGGGAAGCTATTAAGCGTAATCGTGATCGCAACATTGATCTCATTGATGAGTGGCTGCGTGACGAGGACACCACAGAGCAAGATTCCCCATTTTCTCTCGAAACTGAGAGTCCATTCGTTCACCGTACAAGAAAAGGAAACAATAGGAGAGATCCTGAAGTACGTGAATGAACTCGAGCATAAGTAATATATAAAGATTTCAACACACAAAAAGAACACTAATTAACCGAAAGGTTGTTACGAGTGCGACCCCTTGCGAGGGACAATCAACAACAAGAACAAATCAATAGGTCTTTTTAGTTTATTAGAGTGCGTTGTTTAGAAGAAATAAAACAACAAACACAAAATAAATAAAGAAAGGTAAATAATATTATGGCTGATATAGGCGCAAATATACCAAGAGCAGGTAGTATAGATAACGCTTCCGATAAGGATGCTTTGTTTCTCAAAGTATTCTCAGGAGAAGTTCTATCTGCATTCGAAGAAGCGAACGTTATGCGTGACCTTCACACAGTAAGAACAATAAGCGAAGGTAAGAGTGCATCTTTTCCAGTAACAGGAATTGCAAACGCATCTTACTTAACAGCAGGTGAAGACATCCTAAACGGTTCGGATCACCTAAGTAAGATTAAGCACAGCGAGAGAGTCATCACAGTTGATGATCTTCTTGTTAGCTCAACCTTCATCGCTGACATTGATAGTTTGCGTAATCACTTCGATCTAAGAAGTATTTACTCAAAAGAACTCGGTAAGGCACTCGCTAAGAGATTTGACCTTGCGGTAATGAAGACATTAGTTGCGGGCGCAGGAGCGGGCGCAGTTACAGATCAACCTGCGGGTATTTCTGTCTCTGGTTTCGGTGCTATAGCTTCTGCTACAGGTGCTAAAGTGATTGATGCTCTTGTAGAAATGGCTCAAAAGCTTGACGAGAACGACATCCCAGATGACGGAGATCGCTTTGCGGTTCTTCCTCCAAGCTTGTACTACTTACTCGTAAGTGACGCTACAGGCAACATAGCTCTTAACAAAGACTATGGCGGAGTAGGTTCTATCGCTGAAGGTAACGTACCAATGGTTGCAGGAATCAAGGTATTCAAGTCAAACCACGTAAAAGATGTATCAGTTGCAGACGCATCTCAAATCCAAGATGATGATGACGCTAAGAACAACCCGTTCGATGACGCAGGAGCATCTGCCACTAATGGTTACAACGCTGACCTTAGTACCCTTCGTTTTGTAGGTGGCCACAAACAGGCCGTTGGAACTGTAAAGTTATTGGATATCGCTACAGAGTCCGATTACAATATCCAAAGACAAGGTACGATCCTAGTCGCTAAATATGCAATGGGCCACAATTATTTGAGGCAAGGCGCATGCGTTAAGGTCGTTAACTAATTATTATTATTAGTATCACGAGAGATTGGGTGGGGGAATCAATAAAGGTTCCCTCGCCCTTTTTCTTTTTTCATTAAACATTTTTATAGAATTTTTATGGCTACACTTACAACACAACTAGAAGCTTGTAATGTTATGCTAGGGTACATCGGGGAAGCCCCTGTAAACAGCATTAGCAATACCTCGGAGCTTCCTGTCTCGGCAGCAAACGCAGTTACAATCCTCGAAGAAACATCAAGAGAAGTTCAAAGCGAGGGGTGGCACTTTAACACCGAAACAGAAATATCTTTAATAGGTAGTGCAGCCGATGGAAAAATAACACTGGACGAAGACATCCTTCAAGTTGACCACGATGGTTCCGAAGATGTTGACCTCGTACAAAGAGGGCGTTCCTTATTTGATAGAAAAAACAACACCTATGTATTCACGGATGCTATCGAGGTAACTGTCGTGAAATACCTCGTTTGGGATAATTTACCCGAGCAAGCACGGAGATACATAACACTTAGGGCTGCCCGATCCCTTCAATCACGCCTTGTAGGATCGAGGGAACTTGAAGCTCTTATTATACGCGATGAGTTTGCAGCAAAAGCAAACCTAGAGAACTCGGACAACAACAATTCCGATAGAACTATATTTGATAATTTCGATGTCGCTCGCAGGATAGGCATCAACAGAAACTATAATCCTTACTAATGCCATTAATAAACACTTCTCTTCCTAATCTCGTTCAAGGAGTCAGTCAGCAACCCGCTACATTAAGATTTGACGGACAATGCGAGGAGCAGATTAACGCTTTATCTTCTGTATCTGATGGCTTAAAGAAACGCCCGAACACTCGTTATATTAAAAACTTAATAGACAGTGAACTAGATGATGGAGCTTTTGTTCATTATATAAATAGAGATAAGAATGAAAAGTATGTTCTTATTATAGAAAATACTTCTAATACATCCCCCGAGAAAACAACCATCAAGGTTTATAACATTTTAGATACTAACCCATCCCCTGTTTTTAGCACAGAGATAACAGCAACAAGTAATTATCTTTTCGTACCAAAAACGGGATCGAACGCTGCTAAACCTAAAGACGTTCTTAAAGCCCTTACGGTTGGTGATACAACTTTTATTCTGAATACAAGCAAGTCCGTTTCTAGGATTGGTTCAACCTACAAAAGCCCCGCTATAACTTCCTCGTCTACAACCAATAAAGCCCTCGTATTTATTAAGAAGGGAGACTACTCAACCGAGTATAACATAAAGATTAAGGCTAGGTATTACACGAGTGGTACTTTAAATAACGGGGTTACGGCTACGCAAGTTACCTCAAGTGGTCAAATAGGTTACGAGCTTGCTTTAAACGGTAATGCACTTAATGAATCTACGCATTTTGCTAGTGGAACTTTAAGCTCTTCTAAGCACGAATTTAATGCTTCTTTTAAAACAAATGACCAATCTTCGGGAGAGACCACACAAGGTATTAGTACAGGTATTATAGCGAAAAGTTTACGAGATTCTATAGCCAGAGCTTTAAGGAGTTTTGGCGCAAGAACACAATCCTCGGGGGGATTTCTTTATGATTACGATGGTTTTAAAAACACTCACCTCACGGTAGGAGAAGTAACCGCAGTAAGCGCACAAGCCGAGGGGGATTATAACGCTAAACATACTTCCGCTACTGATTTTTCACTAGCAGCAGACACAACGAAATCTAATTACCAACAATACGTCTTCGAGATATCTTCTTCTGACAATGTAGAGTTTGAGATATCAGCTTTCGATAGTAAATCAGGATCAGCCCTCGGGGTTGTCTACAAAGAAGTAGATTCAATTTCTGATCTTCCAACAATAGCACCAAACAATTTCAAAGTTAAAGTCCGAGGAAGTGCCGAAGATAATGAAGATGATTTTTATGTAAAGTTTGAAACTGACTCAGGAGGTTCGGATATAGCAAATGGGGGTTGGATAGAAGACGTAGGATTTGACGAGTACATACATTTAGATGGTGCGACACTTCCTTACAAACTTGTCAACACAGATGTCAGTACCTTTAGTTTCTCGGCTAGTACTTGGAACACTAAACAAGTAGGAGACTCAGAAACAAATCCGTTTCCTTCTTTCTTTAACGGAACAGGAGATGCAGGGGATAGAAAAATCTCTAACATCTTCTTCTACAAAAACAGACTCGGGTTACTCTCGGAAGGTAGCGTGATAATGTCAGAAGCAGGGGAATACTTTAACTTCTTCCGAACTACTGTAAGATCCCTTCTCGATTCAGATCCGATAGATATAAACGTAGCGTCTAAACGAGTAACAAATCTTTCAAGTGCTGTAGGCTTTCAAGAAAACTTAGTACTATTTGGAGAACGAGGGCAATTTGTATTAAAAGGCGGAGACCTGTTGACACCTAAAACTGTCTCGGTAACTCCTATTACAAATTATGAAAATGACACGAGTACCACACCTCTTGAACTCGGTAGTTATCTTTACTTCCCATTCACCCGAGGAAGCTTTACAGGTATCCGAGAATTTTCGGTTAACGCTAGTACAGACAATTATGATTCTGGTGAGGTAACTTCACACGTACCGCAATACATCCCGTCTAATGTCCTTGATATAGCGGGATCAACAACAGAGAATTTAATATGCCTCGTTAGTAACAATACGGCTGACGAGACTAAGAACATGTATGTCTATAAATACTATTGGGAAGGTAACCAAAAGGTATTATCTAGTTGGAGTAAATTTACATTCCCCTTCAAGATACGAGGAATAGAATTTGTAGATAGTGATCTTTACATTGTAGCAGCTAAGAACGGGAAGACTATACTTCTTAAAATGCCAATGGAAGAAAAGCTTGTTGATGATAATACGACATTTAATACGTATCTCGATATGCGTACAAACGATACTTTTACAACAGGAAACAACGGAGAAATAGTTCTTCCATTTACACCTGATACAGATGATGTAATACAAGTTTACACGAGAGAACACGGGAGTACAAAAGCGGGAGCCTTGCTACCTTCAACGCGCACTGGTAACCAAGTTTTTGTAGGAAGTGACAAAATTAACATTCCTGTTTGGTTGGGTATTAAATATCAAATGTCTTACACATTCTCAGAACAATTATTTAAGCAACGAGCAAACAAAAATACAAGCCCCTCGGGATACCAAAGACACGTCCTTAAAGGTGGTACAGTATTCTTCGATGATTCCTCGTCCTTCAAAGTCGAGGTAACTCCAAAGGCACGACAAACTTATACAAACACTTTCACCAGTAACATAGTAGGCTCAACAACTATCGGAACACTCCCGATTGAATCAGGATCATTCTCGTTCCCTATAATGTCATCGGCAAAAGACACGATAATTAAACTTGTAAATGACTCAGCTTTACCCGCTAACTTTCAGTCGGCAGAATTTGAATCCTTTATTCACTCGAGAAGTAGGCGTGTTTGATCGAACAATAGTACGTTACGATAAGATTGATGTTATAGATGGACATCCCGACCATGCCGAGTATCTCTCGGATAAACTCAGGGAAATCGATAACATTGAATGTATGGCTCTCGGGAAACGCCCGAAGGATGCTTTACTGTCTGCTTTCGAACACGACATGGCTACTATGACTGTAGTCGATAAAGAAAGAAAACCCCTAGCAATGTTCGGTGTAGGCGAGGATGACTCGATGCCTTATATCTGGATGCTCGGTACAAAAGAATTTCCAAAGATCGCACGAAGAGATCTTATAAAACACTCAAAGACTTGGATACGCGAACTCCTAAGAATTACAGGAGGAGCAGCAGGTAATGTTGTTCATTGTCATAATCGTCCTGCCGTAAGGTGGCTCGAGTGGCTCGGAGCAAGCTTTAATCAACAACTAACAATAAAGGGAGAACCCTTCTATCAATTCATTTTAATCAACCACGAAATAGTAGACGAATATTATGTGTAGCCCATTAATTGCATCATCAATCATAGGCGCAGCAGGAACGGCTTCCTCTCTTATAGGACAAAGCCAACAAGCGAGCGCACAAAGACAAGCGCAAGCCATAGCTTCAAGACAAGAACGACAACGCTATCTTGCCGAGGTGTCTGCTATGAGATCTCAACAGCAGCAGGAAGCGATAGGAAGATCACAAAGTATTGAAGAGTCTGCTAGGAGAGCTATGGAAGCTCGGGCAACAGCTACAGTAGCAGCGGGAGAAGCAGGAGTTAGTGGATTAAGTGTAGATGCTTTACTCGGGGATCTCTCGAGACAACAAGCAGAATATGAATTTTCAGTACAACAACAAGCACGGATGACCGATGTAAACCGACAGATGGCACTAACAGAGTCGGGTCTCGGGTTCAGTAGAAACATGCTTAGAATCAATCAACCGATAGCACAGCCCGATTACCTCGGGACATTTACTCAGGGACTACAATCAGGTTTGAGTAATTACGGGGTGCTTCATAACTCAGGACTATTTGAATAATAATAAAAAGATGGCAGAAAGAAAACAAGTTAATCTAAATCTCGGTAAGGTATCCGCTACGCCTTCAATGCAAGCAGTAGGGGGAACCAATCAAGTAGCAGTACAAACCGTTCTTAAAGATAACGCTGCTATGAGATTATCGAGATCTCTCTCGCAGTTCAGTAACATTCTCGGACAAACGAGTAACATCAACATGCAACTCGGAAAAGAAGCAGCCGAGAAACTTACATCCCAAGAAATAAATGACATTATTGAAGGTAAAGTACCCGCACCCACAGGAGGAGCTTTAGGTAAGTTAGGGTTTCAAAAAGCATTTCATCAGATAGCCGCTAAAAGATGGTTTGATACGACCGGAGTACAACAATACGCAGACTTACAAAACAAGATAGACTCTCAAATGGACATCTTTATAAAAAACTCCGTACCTATAGAGCAAGTACAAGAGTATGTTCAAAACGAAGTAAACGCACTTGATAAAGATATTAATAAATACTTTGAAGGTAACACCTTTGGAACTCGTGTTAAAAACCTTTTAGGGAGCGAACTATCTTCTCGGATAATTACAGGAGCAACCAATGGATACGAGAAGAAACAGTTGGATTACATGAGAGCGGCAAACCAAGAACAAAGAACAAATGAGTTTGCCCGTGTGGTTATAGGAGAAAGCGAGGAAAGCCTTAAAGGTTATTTTTCTCGTGTGCAAAAACTTTACACTGAAGAAGGTTACTCGGGACAAGAAATAAATTCTTTGTTCAACTCTACTTTTATAAAAGGTCTAGAATTAGCTATGGCTACCGATCCTGATATTGCAAGCGGAATGATTAGGCAAGCTAAAAACCTAACGATAAACGGAAAACCTGCATTCGGTAGCATGGAGGCTCGGTTACAAATGGCGTTAGCTAGGGGGAAAATTAGCAAGATAAGACAAGCCGAGCAAGACAGTGGTAGTTTTACAGATGCGGATCTTAGAAAACAATTTTCCGCTCCTGTCGGTACTTTCTTTAAAATACTTAAAAGACACAATGACAATAATGAAAGTCCACCAAAAGACGGAACAGCTTACACCTATCTATTAGATGGCTTCAGCGCACTAGACATCAATGGAGGATTAACAGAAGCCGGTATAGATCCAGAAAAACTAGCAACAACCGTAATGAGTTATGATAACCCAAGGAAAGGTTTTAGAGATATAGTAGCTGAGATATCAAAAAACGAATCTTTAGATCCTAAAACTAGATCCATATTACGTATAGCCCAAGCTGATATAAACGAGGAAATACGAAGAATAAATGAAGCTCCACCCGAGGTATTTATCGGTCTCTCTGTTGGGGAAAAAAAGGCTTTAAGAGAAGAAGCTAAAGCATACTTTAGGGACAACCCAATCAACGATGAGAAGGCTTTTATGAGAGCAAAAGGTCTCGGTGAGATGGACGCGCCAATAGGGGTTATGCAAGAGTACGAAAAAGCTAATTTAATTAACAAAAATATACCGTCAAAAGTAACTTTAAATGGATTATTAGATAAAGAAATTTCTGATGTGAGCGAAGATCCTAATTTATCTTTAGTATTTAAGGGTGATAAGGAAACGGCAGCGGCATTTACGAAAGACTATCTAAACGGAATAAAAGAACAATCTATACTCAGGATTGTGTCAGATCTTAGAAAATTTGCTGAAGACAATATAGAAGAAGGTACACCAAATAAAGAACAGGTGATGTACAACCAAGCTGCTATTTTAGTAAAAGAGGAAACAAAAGATCTTCGGTTACAAGCTACTGTTTTACAAGTGAGACGAGAAGAAGATTTTGGGGACACCGGTTTTGCGGCTGAAACAGACCCACAGAAAATAAAAGCGAATCGAGTTGAACGCATGTTAAGTTTTAAACTAAGTGAAGACGATGACTCGGATGACTCACCTTTCTTTACGAAAGGGAAGTTTGGAAACGTAGTGGATAACCTAAAACTTAAACCTTATAAAACCTTAAATCGAGAGTACGCGCAAACATTATCAAAAGGCGAAAGAATTTTAACTGACGTAAAAACTAGAAAAGAAATAAACACAGATTTTAAGAAAGCTAGGGAAGCGGAAGACGATGACGCTCTTGAGTTATTGATGCAGTTCTACGGTTACAAAACAATAGACTTTACTAAAAAAGATATAATTAAGGATTTTGATGCAACAGACTTATGGTGGACTGATGTAAGCCTTTTCGAAAATATAGAAGAACTAAATAATACCGTAAAAATGTTCTTTGGTCTTATGGAAAAAGTTGAAAAAGATGCTGATTTGACAGAGGACGAGAAAAATAAATTATCTGTAATGGCTGATCTCGGTATCTACGATCTAACAGAGAAATCTAAATTTCTTACAAATTTCGAAGCCGTTCAAATAGAACTATTAACATCTGATAAATAAATATGCCAATTACTTACGAAGAACTACAAGCTAGAAAACAAGAAGAGGCAAAACAAAGGATAGAACAAAAGAAGCAGCAAAACCCCACGGTAAGCCCAGAGGTTATAGAATATTTATCACAACTAGAAAAGATAAATAAAGAAAGTGTAAACCATACCGGTAATATAGTTGCATTGGGAGCAGAATTAAGTGGAGGTATAGCCGGTACATACGCTTTAGATAAAATACATAAAGCGGATAAGTTTGGTAAGTTAATAAAAGGAGTACAGGCAACTAGGGCGGCTAGTTTATTAGGATTTGCAGGGCCACAAATTGTCGAACCTGTATCAACAGTTACAGGAGCCGTGACATTTATGGGTTCCTCAGCAGCTATATGGGCTCTTAGTAATTTAGCGGGACAAAACATAAGAAAAGCTTATGGTTTACAAGAGGGTATATCTTCTGGAGAACTTATAGCTACAAGTGTGTTTGGGGGTCTAGTACCACCTGTTAGCAAAGTCTTGGGAACTGTGGGTAAATCAGGAGCGGATAAACAGCTTCTTAAACTTACAGGACAAACAGCCGGTGATTTTGGGGCTTTTAAAAAAGGTGGTTATATACTATTAAACGGAACTAAAAGCTTTGCTTCCGGTGCTGCATTATCTATATCCGAAACAGCGGTAAGACAAGAATTACAAATAGCTCTTAATGAAAGAGAAAATCGGGATACCTATGAGTATTTATTAGCCGGTGGTTTCGGTGGTACCTTTAATAGTGTTCTTGGGATGTGGGCAAAGACAGGTTGGTGGGGAAGAAGACAAAGATCCGAGGTAACCGATAACGCTAAAAGCAATATAGCAAAACAGTTGGTCGATCTTAAAGCACAACTAAAAGAACTAGAAGCTACAGATGATTTTGTATTCTTTAAAAAATCTAAAATTAAGAAACTTAAAGCAAAGATAAACGATACAAAACAAGCATTTGATATAGTTGATGACGCAGCAAAGGCTTACAAAAAAGAAAACGAAGCTGCTGAAAAAATTGAAACAGGACAAACAAGAAAAAGTTTTGAAGACAAGGTTGAAACTAAAATAGGAGAAAAGATAACTCCAGAGGATAAAACTTTTATATTAGATGAAGTAAAAGATCTTCAAGAGAGAAGAAGGCAAATATCAGAAGATGAATCAATACAATTAAACAAAGGAGAAAAATCTCATAGACAAGTTTTTGAACCTCGTCTTAAAAGTGATGCTACAGATTTAGCGGAAGAATTAGACGAAGAACTTAGTAATGAGCTTGCTGATTTTATAAACAAAGAAAAAGCCGGTGAAAGCACCGAGGTTACTTTAAAGAAGATAAAACAAATTGTTGTTAACCAAGCAGAGCTATTTGAAGAAGTT